GAAATGGTAAACGGCGAAGCTCAAATGGCTTATCGACTCTCCTCTGGTGTGCCTTGGCACGGTCTTGGAACAGCAGTAGAAGACGACATGACTCCACGTGAAATGCAGGTTGCTGCAGGACTCGATTGGAAAGTACGTCTTGAAGATTCTTATATTAACATCAACGGTGAGCAAGTTCTCACTGGTCAACAAGCTTTGGTACGTGATACCGATAACAAGATTCTTACAAACGTGGGTGGCAAGTGGAATCCATGCCAAAACGACACAGCCTTCGAGTTCTTTAACGAATTCGTACGAGCTGGTGACATGGTAATGGACACTGCTGGTTCGTTGAAAGACGGACAAATTGTATGGGCATCAGCTGATGTCAAAGATGGATTCACTCTGTTCGGCGGTGACGAGGTGAAGGGCTACCTTCTATTCTCGAATCCTCACGTATACGGACGTTCCATTGATTGCAAATTTGTAATGACACGAACTGTTTGTAACAATACCCTCACTATGGCTCTTACCGAAAAAGGTCAACCTGCAGTACGAGTTTCTCATCGTAATGAGTTCGATGCTGATCAGGTTAAAGCTGCTCTTGGAATCTCACATATGCGTATGGGACAGTTCAAAGAAGCTGCTGAGTTCCTTGGTAAGAAGCGATACACCGACGAGTCGTTCAAGAACTTCCTTGGACAAGTCTTCGGTACTTCCTCCCAAGAACATCGCACACTCAGCCGAACCGCTGAACGTGCCTTCGAAATTGTAGACACTCAACCAGGCGCGGACTTTGCTCGTGGTACTTGGTGGAATGCATACAANGCAGTCACTTACATGACTGATCACGAGCTTGGACGTTCTGCTGATGCTCGAGCCACTTCGGCTTGGTTCGGTACAAACGCTAAGCGTAAAGTTGCAGCCCTCGACCTAGCGGTTGAAATGGCGGAGGTAGCGTAAGCTACCTTTTTTTATTAAGGAGAAATCTTATGGAAATGTTTAAAAATATGGCGGTAGGTCTCATTGCNATGGGAGTTATCATCGGCGGCACTCAACTGTTCCTAATAGTCGGTACTGCAATCGGTGGTGATAAGGAAGCGGCAGCAACAGCACTCATCGTAGTCTCTGCTCTGTTTATGTCTTACTACTTTGGTGGTCTAACTCGGTCTGTTTTCTTTAGCAAAAAAAGTTAAAAAAACAGTTGACATTTGCTTTGAACTAGTATAGAATGGTCTGTATCTTAAATTGATTAGGAATTTGTTATGAAATTAGTGAATATGAAAAAGCGAAACTCTGAGTCCTACATTGGAAGTGCTGACACACAATGTGTTNGTGACATGNTGCAGATTGAAGAAATACGCGGTATTGTAACGNATTTGAATAAGCAGCTTCGTGAATCGAATGCTGTGGATCGTTATGGTTACGCTTTACAATACCGCGTTTCTTTGAAAGGTAGGGAAGCAATTGAGAAATGCCCTCGTGGTAGATCTTATCGAATCAACGGTGATGTGTATGGCGGTATCGCCAATTCTAAGCGAATCGACATCTACATTCACCAGCGTAGGAAATGGTAATGAAAATCAAAATTGAAATTGAGCTTGATACTGTACGTGATGCTGATGAACTTCTGTCTATCGTAGATATTATTGAGCAAATCCGTGAACGAACGAACGAGGAAGATGATGATTGAGATTCTACAAGAAGTGACTGACTGGTCTAAAGCTGGTCATCAAGTTCAAAATGGAATTTATCACGTAAATAGTGCTGGCCACTTGGTTCAGTACAACGACAAGGTGTTTAAAAATCCGCTCAAGCAATTTAGCAAGAGTCGTCGTAAGTTCAAGAAGATCGGCGAGCGTACAGAAACGTATCATCCGAATGTAAAGCGAATAGCAGGATCCAGTGGTCGTATATATAATATACTGGACGGAAAATGTTCTTGCCCTGGATTCATTTATAGAGGAGATTGCAAGCATGTTCGTAGTTGAAATACTAATTCAGTTATTATTCATATGTGGTGCACTACTATTTGTGTGTACGTCAGCGCACATCCAAGAAGAGAAAAGACAGAAAAGAACAATAGCTCTTCCTTGGGAAAAAGGATTTGTTGGATGGTCGGCATACCTTTTCGGTTCATGGGGTAAGTCAGCGAAAGATGCGTTTGACAAAAGTAAGGTGAAATATTTTGATGGTGATAACACATAGGGGGTATGTGTATGGCGAAAATCAAAGAGTTCTTCCGTGAGATAAAATGGAAACACATAGGGAAGGTCGCATTAGTGATCGTCCCTGTTCTTGTATTTGAAGCATGGTATCATACAGTCCGCTTTGTTTGGAAAGGAACCGAGTGGGTAAGTGTGAATGGTGAACGCATTTTAGGTGATTTTTTTGGAACATAATTATGGCAGAGAAAATGCATAATCTGGAATTTGACTTCCAGGAAAAGAAAGCTCTACGAGCTCTTGTAAAAGAAATCGAGCTTTACAAACTGAACAACGAAAGCTTTAAACTTCCAGACAGCATTGAAAAACGCTATTTGGAAATTTGCAAGCTTTACTGGAGGCAGCTAGCAGACGAAGAGTACGAAGCAACTACGTTTCATCGTCTACCTATTAGATAATGACAGAATAGGCAAAACTGTCAATATTATGACAGCGTAACCGTCAATAAATAGACTGCTGTAGGATTTTAATTGATAAATAAGCTATGTAGTTTGAATGAATCTATATAGAAACATTGGTGGACATTATGAAATTGATCAAATTAGGGTTAGTATTGTTACTCGTGGCATCAGCTTGTGCAGTCGCTCAAGAAAATGAAACGACTCCAGACGATGGAAGTACATTACCGGACGATGTAATACGAACAGATTCGATATCGACGAGTACGGTAACTACGCAAGGTAACACTACTACAACTTTGAAATCACCACCTGCATCGGCGATTACTCCGACGATCAACACATCGAACTCGGATCTTTGTACTTTCGGTGTAGCAGGGGCGATTCAAACACAAATTTTGGGCATATCGACAGGGACGCAAGTTACTGACGATAATTGCGAAAGGTTAAAACTTTCAAAAACTCTATACGATATGGGAATGAAAGTTGCTGCAGTATCGACAATGTGTCAGGACAAACGAGTCTTTGATGCAATGATGATGGCCGGTACGCCTTGTCCTTACGATGGGCAAATCGGAGATGCAGCCAAAGTTGCTTGGCAAGCTGATGTTGAAGCTCAGCCAAACGACACTAAAGAAAAGGAGGGCATGAGTGATAGTTCGAAGACACTTCTTGGCGGGGCTGGCGTTGCTAGTTTGCTCCTCCTACTCTTACTCTGATTCGTTTACGACCGAAACTCAGTACGGCTCAACTAACAATGCCGCTGATTTTGGTTTGCAGTGGGTGATGCAGAATATATTACCTCAGCAAGCTGGTTTAACAGTGAATACAGTCATCTATCGTTATACAACGATTAAAGAAGAAGATGACGATATGCTAGTGCATGTTCAAAACGAGAATGCACAAGGGCCTGGATATATTTTCCGTGAGACTGATGATTGGTCGGGAATCCCAGGCAACACAATTAATAAAGCTGTAGGTGTATCGAATATACCTCGAGAATTATGGGGACTGGGTTCGATTGAAGTTGAAGGCANAGGTAGCGTAGAAAATCCAATGGTTGTCTATGGATACAAATACGATCCTTGTTTTGATCCACAATCTGATCCGCGGTGCCCAGGCTGGAAAGATCCGTCGATACCTATCGGTGGTGAAGTTGTCGCTTATGATCCAATGGACGATGATTTAGTCCAAGCAGAACTTGATAGAAAAGCTGTAATGGATGAAGAAGACGAAGACGAACGACAGCGACAAAAATTCGCTGAAGAGAAAGAAGGCGAAGACGAACGCCTTGAAAAACTCCTCGGCGCAGAAAATGGGACCGCTATGGCGGGAGCTTCTCAGTTAGCTTTTGCAGGACTACAAGCATTAGACTTGATCCCTACAAGCTACTTAGTCGCATTGCCCTCAACGAGTTATATAGAAAAGGTTGAGCTAAAAGATGGTACTCTACCCGATAATACTCGGGCTAGACGAGTGAACTTTGCGCAAGATAAATTGCATAATGAGTTGGTAAATTTGCAGTATAAAAGCGAAAAATAATAAGGAGAACAATAAATGTTCAAACTGAATAAAGTAATACTCGGACTGGCTGTGTTGGCAGCCCCATTGGCATCCAGCACCGCATTAGCAGTTGACACCCCTTTAGTGGGAACTGTTGAATCAAGATGCACAGTGACTACAGACACGATGGGTATTTATGGTAACCCACTTCCATACAAGTTAAGCACAGCTCAAGCTGATGCTGGTGTGGAGCCAGTGATTCGCTATGACGTAGTTCAATCTAGCTACTACAAGGCATACATCACACATCCAATTTCTTTTTCTGAAAGTCCTGCTTTAACTGACACCACTGCGTGGACTGGTGAAGTATCTGTAAAAGAAGTTTCTGATGCTCAGATGTCTTCTTACGACACAGATAAAATTGAGTACGATAATGTTACAGAAATTGCATTAACTTACGCCGGTAGCACATGGTTTAAAGTTGAGTCGGAAGTACAATACGGATATCAGAAGTCTTGGCCAGCGGGAACTTACCGTGCCATTGTACAAGCTGAGTGTATAGCAATCTAAATGAGAAATTTATATGATGAAGTTTTTGATAGTATGGATGCTGTTGTCCATTGGTGGGTCAGTTCAGGCGCATCAATGGACACCTACGTATCCTGTTTTAAGTCCCTCCTTTGTAGATGGGATATATAGTACTAGACTAAAGTTATTTAATGGTAGGCCAGAAGTTTCCTACTATGAAATACAAGTGTTAGATAAAGATATGAAGTCGGTCACATTTGCGACCAAAGAAAGAATATTAAGACTTGATTATCTTCGTCAAATTGACATTGAAGTCTACATTCGAGAAGTGGATCTACAAAATGCTGTGTATATTTGCTCTCGATCTAAGTTGCTAGCTGAAGATTTTTCAGCTACTGTTATATCATCTAGAATATGTTCGAAGATTAAAAATGACTAGAATATTAATAATGATGGTGTATTTTGTTGTCGGATTTTGGTGTGGTGGAGCTTACGGACAAAGTAGCTTAAACCTCGCAATTCCACAATCTCAAACATCATTTCAAAGTGATAGAGTAAGAGCTGGAGACGTTGAGTGTTCTGCAGCGATTGGTTCTTCTACTAATGTAGAATTTGGAGTTGTGGGTATTTTAAACCAGAGCGATCCATTGATGAATCAGTTTGCAATGCAAAACGACCCGATGTACTATAATCAGTTTTCCGACAATTTTGTTCGAGATGTTGGTGTGTATGGTAGGATTACGATTCCAATCGGTGCTCCTAAAGAGCGTTTGGATTGTAGTAAACTATACGCACTTGAACTCGAAAAGAAACGTCTAGAAGTCATGAAGCTGCGACAAGAGATACAACAGTTAAAGCAATTAAAATTTGAAAACTAAGGAAAACACTGAAGGGTAAATAATCATGGTGGAAGTTACAGTAGCTTTACAGCTAGCTGGCTCTGCTTATAACATGATAAAGAATGGTGTGGAGAGAGGTCGAGAAGCACAAGATCTCTACGAAGGTTTTACAAGATTTTTTGACGCGAAAGAAAGTATAGCAGAAGCAGCAATAGAAGCACGCAATACGTCGAAAATGAAAAGCATTTTCTCGGGCAAGAGCGTTGAAGCTCAGGCTTTGCAGATTACGGCAGCAAATCACCGTATAGCAAACATCGAGAAAGAGCTACGAGATTTCTTGATCTATTCAGGTCAAATCAATTTTTACGAAGATATGATGCGGGAACGTAGAAAAATACGTAACGCTCGTATGGCAGCCGCTCGTAAAAAAGCAGAAAACAAAGCATTCTGGACTGATATACTGATAGGTGTAGGCGCTGTGCTGCTTGCGGGAGTTGTGGTATTTGGTACTTTGGTACTGATAACATGACTTATAGAGTTGAAATCGATAGAGAACTGCGAAGAACATACACAGTATATTCTGATGATGGTTCATTAATAATAAGAACGACCAACCTGACGTTGGCACGAGAGGCTAAAACATGGCAAGAAGAAAACAAAAAGACTTAGGTGAGATGACAGAAAACCTTGAAGAAGGTGTCGAGAATCTAAAGAACAAAAAATTCCAGTTGTTCGGAATCAGTATGACTCCGACAACAATAGGTGTAGCGTTTGGTTTACTGAGTTCAATACTCGCTGCATTGTATGGTGGATTTGAATCATACAAAGCTTTTCAAGAGATGAGCGAAAAGCTTGAAGTATTAGATATCGAAGCAGTAGAAGCTCGTAACGTAGCGATTGAGCGTAAATTAGATGATGCTATTGAGTACACTCGAGATATTAAGAATAGTTTACGTGATGACATTATAAGAACAGAAAGAGTAGCTGAGTCGGCTAGCAACCGAGTGAAGACAGTACAAGACGAGATTGACACAAGATTGCGACAAGTATCAGACATCAGCAGAGAGTCCGAAAAGGACGTTAGAAATACGATGAGGGAAGTAGAAGATCGTATTGATGATAAGATGGAGAAGCTAGATGAAAGTTTACGAGATACAATACAAAAAGCACTCGACAATCCACTTGGGGAAGGTTAGTAAATTACTAGCTTTATTATTTCTAGTATTTGCATGTGCCGCGAAGAGTGAGATCAGACACTTTGAAGACTGGACTAAAAAGGAGCAGCTTCTTTTCAGTGGTTATACTCTTGCGGCATACGTTGACCATAAGCAAACACAGTGGGCCTTGAATCATCCTTGTAATTGTTTTAGCGAGGAAAATACGCTCATCTATGGAAATAATCCATCGAAGGACAAATCACTAATTATCAATGGTTTGCTCTTGAGTGGCTTATACTATATGATAGGATCGTATGAACCAGACGATCTTGTACCTGCATTGATCGGAGGAAACATAGGTCGATGGGGAGTGGTAGCTCATAATGATCATATTGGTGTATCGATATCAGTAGCCTTCTAATTCACTTTGGTTATATCCGGTTATATCCATATAACTAAATGATCTAAAAAAAGTGCAATTATTTTCAAAAAAAGGTGTACAAACTGCTCATATCCTGTTAGAATGGTACCCATAAATTAATTGATAAGGAATGAAAAATGACATATAACACACAACTTCACATCCCTACTAAATCTCTAGACCTACTCAACCAATTTGCAATTTCACACGGTTGCACCTATAAAATTATTAAATCTAAAGCCTCTAAACAACTCATTCAATTCTCTTCTGGCAATTTTGACCACCTCGAAGAATTAATCCAACAAACACTCGGGTTTATCCCAACTGAAAAAAAACTTAAAACTCTAATATGGGAATCATAAACTTAATTTTTTAATTTAGATCATTTAGGAATAAGGATATAACTAAATGATCTAAAAAAAGTGAAAAAAAGGTGTACAAACTGCTCATATCCTGTTAGAATGGTACTTATAAATTAATTGATAAGGAATTACATTATGTTGAACAAAACCACTATGAACGCTATCCGTAACGCTGACAACGATACTCTTGATGCAATTATTAGCATGGTCAGAGCTCGCCGTTCAATGATTTCACAAGAAATTAAAGGTTCATTCTCAGTTGGAGATGCTGTATTTTTCAACGATAAGCGTGGCATGAAAGTCACTGGAACCATTCTTAAGATTAATCCTAAGACTATAAAGGTATCTACAACTAACGGCATGTGGAAGGTCTCTCCTAGTCTTTTGAAGGCTTCTTAATGGCGGTTAGTCGTACAGATCTGTTCATGTCTCACCTGTCCTACAAGGAAGTAGGAACGGTGAGCGAACGTGAGCAATTGAAGAAAAAAATGCATGATGCTCGGGCTTCTTTGCCTGACAGTATCCGAAACAGTAACGTTGGATGTTGGCGTAATGAAGTCCAGTATCCAGACGCTGAATGGCTCATCGGGGGTCTCCACGAAATGATCGAGGAAGCTATAGAGTTCTATAAAGAAGCTGATCCTACGTTCGCTAGAGCCATTCAAAAAAATCAAATCTCGCTCCAATCTTGGAGTAACATTAATGAGCCGGGAAGCTTTAACGCTTTGCACAGCCATCCTGAGTCTACTTTCGCTTGTGTCTACTATGTACAAGCTGAAGGTACCGGCGCTCTCAAATTTCCAAATCCAGTAAACTTACTGAACAACTACTATACGGTATCACCATATATGCGTGGTATTGTATTTGAGCCAAAAGATGGTGAGCTTGTGTTGTTCCCAGGCTGGTTACCACATGAAGTTGGTATCAATACCAGCGACAAACAGCGCATGAATATAGCATTTCAGGTGACCGTTTCGTAATATCCTTATAACTAAATGATCTAAAAAAAGTGCAAATAATGGTGTACATTCTTTATGAAACCGTTTATAATGGTACTATAAATTGAGAAAAGGACATATATTATGGATCGTATTGACATGAAGAAGAAATTTGCGTTAGGATACTTTGATACTAAAGCAAATGATGATACTTGGGTTCGTTTAGGTTCTTTCTCCAAGCTACAAGTTTGGGTTGATAACTCGATGCAAGATGAAGGTTACCTTGAGGTAACGGTAGTAGATACCAGCGTGGTTCATGGAAGAAGCCCTCAGCGAGTTAAAATCGTCCTTGAGATCAACCTATCAACAGAATGCTTCAAGGATGCTTTCCATATCAACATGACTCGGCTTGATCATCGTTATGGTGGTCGTGGTATTGCTGCTAAAGCTTACCGTTATATCATTAAGAAAATGGGAATTACTTTACAGGCTGGTACGGCTCAGTCGAAAGGCGGTCGAAAGGTTTGGTTTGATCTTGCTCAATCTAATGATCTTGAAGTATATACTAGGTCAAAACGTGGTATGCCTTTCGTCGTTGGTATTGACGAAGAGGAACGCGAAATATGGCATCCTACTAAAGAAATATACGATGGGATGAAGGAGATGTTTGTCTTCGCTCGAGCTGCATAATATATCAAAAAGTTATATGGATATAACAAAATGTTCTATCCAGACTGAAAAAAAAGGTGTACAACTACGCTTTCATTTGGTATAATAGTACCATCAAATCAACAAGGATATAAATTATGGAAAACACTTACTGGAACAGCAAAGGTACTCATCAAGCTCTGGCAGACAAGCTACACGAGTTTATCCCAGTTGAGGGTTCTTGCGAAAACAGAAAAGTGGAGCGATTCCGTAAAGCGGCAAACAACTACTACGACATTTTCAACAACGGTGGTTGTAACCGTAGTCGAGCAATCGGCCAAATGTTCCCAGGCGTTATGGCTCACATCAACGAGCGACATCGCTACCGTGGTCGCCCAGACTGGGAAATGATTCATCGGATGGTAGAACCTAAGATGAACGAAATTATTCTTGAAACTGCAAAAAAGGTAGGTTTAGTATGAAGGCTGTAATTCAAACGCAAACACTCGAAAACTACGCTTGGCTGGAAGACGGTACCTTGGGTACTGGCGCCAATGCCTATTGGAAGGCCAAGGGTGGCGATACGTACGTCGTCGAGATGACGATCGAGCAAAGCATGGACGCTGGTTTCTGGGACTCTATAGTTGAGTGCATCGAGGAAAACTCCGACATGTATCAGGACTACGTCCTATGCTCGAGTCTTGTAGACGAGATCGACTTCAAAGAGTCTGATCACGTTGAGCATTGGGAAGCTCCCATCTATGCTACGTTTGATGGTGCGGTTTTGCATTGCACCAAAGCTAATCGGAACTTCATGACCGACGAGTTCGAGGGATATCGAACTTGGGAGCGTGACAGCAACGGATTCATTGAAGTAACGGAGGCAGCGTAATGGNTACACTTACTATTCACAACATTGATGCTAAATGGCGAGCATTGCAGGCTGCTGAGTCTTGCATGATGACCATTAAATCAATGAAAGAGGATGCTCTAGATCCTTCTCTATTCGCTTTAATTAGCGATATTAAGATGGACTACCTTGACATTAAAGAAGCTCAGGAGGGTTTTGATGAAATCTCGAATCTATGACTTTCTTACGTATACTATCATCAGCTGCATAGTTGTTCTTATGGTGTATGCTTTGACCTCTTTACCTGACTTACCTCAAGCACGCTTTAGCCATTCAACAGGCGAGTGTGTAGAAGTTATCAACTACGACAAGCGTTTCAATTATACATGCGAAACGTTACCAAGTCGTTATGAACACGTGTGGGTGCAGTAATGAATATCTTCGTCACTGACCTATGCCCTAAAAAATCTGCATTGAACCTGTGCGACAAACATATACCTAAAATGATTGTCGAGTCTGCTCAAATGCTTTCAACTGTTCATCGCATGCTCGATGGCGTTCCAGAAAAGCGACGTAGCAAGTCAGGTAAAACTATGCAAACTTATTATGCTTTCGGGGATGATCGCGACGAAATGTACTATCTTGCGGTACATAAGTTTCATCCCTGTACAACATGGACAAAAGAAAGCAAAGCAAACTACGAATGGCACTACGAACATTTCGTCGCAATGGCGGAAGAGTACGAGTATCGTCGTGATAAAAAACATGCGACATTTCAAAAGCTTGGCAAACTACTAGCCAAGGCTCCAAAAAATATACCGGACATTAGACTCACTGAGTTTGCTCAGGCTATGAGTCATTATCCGGACTGTAAAGTTCCCGGTGATGCTGTAACGGCTTACCGTAAATACTACCATGCGGCAAAGCCATTTGCTAAGTGGGAGTGGAAACGATCTGCGCCAGATTGGTGGCGTGGATTTCAAGGTTACGAAGGGGATCATCCTGATTGGTTCCAACAGAAATCTTTAATTTTATAATTACTATTACAGCAAATAGGAGACTGTTATGTCCAATATCGCTAACCAACTTTATGTTGATGCTACAACTGGTGTCATTGATAAAGATGATCTATTAAAGGTCTGCTTGACGAAGCTTCAAGAGCTATCTTCTGACGATCTTTATGAGATGGCGTTAGATGAAGGTTTTATTGTTACTAACTACAACGGTTCTACGGAAGAGCGCGTGTATGAGCAAGAAGTCTATAAACACCTAGACGCTACTCAACGCATTATTGAAAAAATCCTAAACCGCCACGGAGAGTAATATGGAAACTTGGATGTTTTTTATCACCGCTATAGTTTTCACTGGACTGGGTTGGTTCTGGGGTATACTATACACCAAAGAGTCAATTGTCACTATCACTATAGAATCATTAATTACACAAGGCTATCTCAAGCAGATAGGTGAAGAGATGGTAAAGTGGGACGACCCACGAGTGAAGTGGTCTGATGATTTCTGACTTTACGCTGTTTAACGTTTCAATCATAAATCCTGTTACGTTCGAGACGATCGATCAAGGACAGATGCGTGCTTATCATGCGCGTGAATTTATATTCGAGATGGAACAAAAACAAATCCCCACTTTGGTAGAATCCGCAGTGGGGAATGATGATCACGATCTTTCGTTCTTTATGGAATATCTTTGCCCNGATTAAACGGGATTGATCACATAATGTATTAGCAATACTAACGCAACAGATGCGCCAAGCCCAACCATCATCTTACCAAAGTCTTTGGCAACTAATGGGAATACAGACTTAGACTTCTTCTTGCCAAAATACGTAGCCATTGCAAGCTCACGCCCTGCTAACAAACCAACAAATACCCAAGTAGTACTCATAGGAATATCATTTACTTCCTTGAATACAAATAAGCATAACCAATAAAATAGATCGATCAGNGTTGCGCTTCGTACATAACGAGTGTTGTGCTTTTCGAGTACGATCTGTTGAATCTTACCACCACGCTCTCTGAACATGAAGAACATGCCTGATACGAATACGGCAGAGATCATGATCATCAAATCTACAGGAACTATGCGTGGTAAAAATACCGCAATATTTGCCATATCGTGTGACAACCAAGTCCACCAGAGGCCACCTGTCGCAAACCATTGAGCTATACGCCAATACTTCTTATTGTCCTCAGAAACAGGCTGCGTTTCATCGAACCAATGGCCTGCGTACTTTGTGATAGTAAACCATATAGCATAAGCAAATGCAGCTGCTACACCGTAGCCCATGATTGATTTCATTAGCATTTTTTCTAATACAAAGGTTGAAGCAAATACAGATAAGACCAAGAATGAAGTTGATACAGGTACACCAACTCGAGTTAAGAATACAAGGATTGCAGGAGCTGCTGCATGATACCATTGTACTTCTTGCCATGGAATTTTATTCAATCTTCCATAACTAATATCACCACCATTTACTGACCAACCATACCATAATGTTACAAGTAGAACAGCACTTGCTGCTGCCCATAATGTTTTGTAGTTAAATCTCTCGTTGTTAGATGCCATCCATGTGCCGAGAGTTTGTACTGAATCATTTGCGATTACAGCGTATGCTGCAAATAGGAACCCAAGTGTGCTCCATAGTGTTAACATTTCCATGTAACTATCTCCTTATATCTTATACTTTAAATGTGTACCAATAACGGTTTGCTTATAACGATAATCTTCAGTACCACCTCTTTCTACAAAAGGTGAAACACTGAGTTTACCATACTTAAACTTGAAACCAAATTGGTCCCTCGAATCAAATTGTGTTTCGTTTTTAAAACTAACACGTGGTTGGATCTTCACCCATAGAGATACGCTATCAGAGATCTTACGTTCTGCTGATAGGATAAACCGATAACGCCAATGGGATTCTTTATTGTCGAAGTGACGATACTCGATACGATGGTCGAGCTTGAGGAATTTTGCTTTATAGATGTTGTGNGTGAATTTAATGCGATTTTCTATTGTACCATTTAGTTCTGCGAACCGATACATGACATCAATATCTTTAACTTTCTTTCCAAGTTCGGTATGCCATGTACCTTCTCTATGTCGATACGTGTATGTCCAATCGCCGTTTTGTGCTTTATAGTTATGTTCTGAAATATCTGCTTGGGATACACCTGACCACAACAAAACACTTGCCATAAGAGCAAGTAAAACTGTTTTCATTTATTATTCTCCTTTGCTTGATGGCTCTACACCATCGCTCACAAGTACGCAAACGATATTGTTTACGCTGGTCTATGTATTACTAAAGGAGTGATTTTTGTGTTAAGGTTTGAATAAATTTTTATTAAGGTTTAGTGACAGTATGACACTTTTATGTACCAATATGTGTCGACAGAATGCACTTTTATGTACATATAAATGTAACATGTACACAGAATACACACATAAAAAAAGGGAGCCCCGAAAGACTCCCTCAAAACGTTGGTGGCTAAACCGCCACTCTTATTTTTATTTGGCTTAGAACAAGTTAGATACGATAACCTTGCGGTAGTACTTGTTAACACCAGCGTCAAGCCGACCGAGTGCTGCTGAGTTACCAGAAGCAACGTGACCTTCAGCGAATGGGTTAGCAACCATGCCGTAACGAGTCTTGAACCCGATTTTTGGCTGGAAGCTGTTCTCGCCAACTGCACGAACCATTTGNANNGGNACGTATGGGCAGTAGAAGAGACCTGCGTCGAATGCAGAAGAACCCTTGTATCCAACAACTAAGTAGTTAGAACCGGCGAATGGATCAACGTAAACGCGGAAGCGACCGTTGAGTACACCAGCGAAGGTGTTACCAGTATCATCAACATCCAAAGTGTTAGAGTTGAGAGCAGGAGCGTAGTCAAGAACACCAGCCATTTGCAATGCAGAAGCTACGTCTGAAGAACAAATAACGATGTTACCTTTACCACGACGAGTTCCCTTTGCAATTGCGTTAGCTTCTTGCTCGATTTGGAACATCAAACCCTTGAACTTCTCTACTGACCAACGGCCGTTAGCATCAACGTCGAGGTCAAAAGTTCCTGGAGTAGCTGCACTAGCTGCACCAGCTTCAGCAGTCAAGTAGATAGTACGAACTACTTCACGGTTGATTTCAGTCAGGATCTCAGACTGAAGGATGTTAGCCAACTCTGACTCAGCGTCAAGGCCGTGAACTGCACGGAGGTCTTGAGCCAATTCAGTAGTGTACTCAGCCTTCAGAGCGCGTGTCTTAGCTGAAACAGTTACTTTCTCGATAGAGAAGGCCATTTCTGCGTATCCAGCGCCAACACCATCACCAAGAGCTTCAGCAGCTCCGGTATCCAGACCAGTACCTGTAGTAGGTGACGCGTGTGGAAGTGTTTGAGCGTGAGTGCCTGTACCAGCGTGGCCAGTATCAGCTTCGTTGTAGAATGCTTCTGCACCAGCTTGGCTGTCATATCGAGCGCGCATTGCGAAGATAAGGCCAGTTGGTCCAGTCATTGGCTGAACACCACAGATGTCATAAGCAATCATGTTTGGAACTGCACGACGTACCAATGAAATCAGTACAGGATCGTAACCAGCAGTTGGACCAGCAGCAGTAGCTAGACCAGAGAAGCCGTCAGCGCCAGCAGCGTTAGTTGGTGATGCTTCTGAAAGAAGGCTTGTCATGTTAGCTGACAAGTCACCTTCCTGTTGAAGTGCTTTTTCTGTGTTCTCAAGAATAGTAGCAGTNACTGCTCTCTTATGCTTGTCNGTAATTGGTGAAAAAGAATCGTGACCTAAAATTGGCTCCCACTTTTCCACTAGTCTTTGATAGTTATCCATTTTTGGATCTCCTTATTAGATTAACGTGTTGAGTTATTAATACAAACCAATTTTATTAATTATTCTTTTTCGTGTTGAAAGCTTCAACNAGAGCATTAATAGAAGAGTAATCAGAAGCTGGTTTATTTACTTCCTGTTCTTCTAGAATAATTTCTTCTTCTTCGATTGCGTCTGCCTTAGGAGCAGTTGGAATACCTTCACCGAAGAATGATTCTTTGATAACCCGTAGGTTATTCGAGTAATCTTCTAGATCTTGAACGTCAAGCTTTTCAGAAAGGACCTTAAAACGCTCTTTCTGATTTTCAGAAAGACCTTCAGTCATTCCTTCAAAAACTGATGCAGCGTTCATAGCTGAAATCTGTCGTTGAAGCTCAATGTTCTCATTTACAAGACTGTTACCTTGTTCTTCTAGATCAGAAACCTGTGCTTCGAGGCTTGATACTGCATCGAAAGATTCCTCATCGATTTGGACGTTGTGCTCGCTGAATAGATCCTTAAGACCTGACATCAGAGACTCAGCCATTTCAACCTTGATACCGGCTTCAATAGCAATTGAATTCTCTTCCATCCACTCACCTACAACGTAGTCCAAGTACTTGTCGACATTCTCAACAACTTCACCCATACGAGTTTCAACAGACTCTGCGAGCTGTGAATCAAGTTGAGATTGAAGTTCTTCGCTGAGAGATGCTGTTTTCTTAGCAACTTCTTCGTTAACTGCTGCTTCGAATACGAGAGTCATTTTGTCTTTAAAGTCTTCAGAAAGATCCATACCTTCAAAGATGTCAGAGATAGAAGATTCAACTTCTACAACTTCTTCTACCATTTCTGCTTCTGAATCTACTTCCGCATCTTCAGCTGTAGGAACTCGCTTAGGGTTAGCGTCTTGGCCTGGAGTCTTTACAGAATCTCCTGCGCCTTTGCTATCTTCTTTCTTCTTCTTTTCGTGACTCTTGTCCTCGCCACCTTCCGGTGTTACAGGCTGAGGTACTTCTGAAATACCATCATCAGCTTTAAATTTGCCGTCTGCCATAATTATTCTCCTTTGAATGTATTTTAATACAAAATCTATTTAGACTGTAAACTATTTATAAAAAGTTAACTTCTTAAAGAACGAACGAATGCTTGGAACATTCTTCCTGCCGTTTCTTCATCAATTGTTCGCACTACACGAGTGATTTTCTTTTCGACTTCTTCTACAATTTCTTCAATAACCTGTGCAACTTCAGCAGGTCTCCAAGATGCAGATGCGATATCGTAGTAATACTCTCTGTTTTCCATTATTCCGTTAACGAAAGCATTGGGAGCGGATGGATCGGTTACGATATCGACTGTTGCCAAATGGAAATCCTTTTGAACTTCCATAACACCATTCTTCTCTTTAACTGATCCTAGACCTCTAGTTGAAACACCAATTTTGACTCCTTCATCAAGCAAACACTTGACGATTTCACCCATTGGAGTACTTAAGATTTTGGCCTTCCCATAAAAGTCACTGCCTTCACGCCTCATGCCAGTAATCAAGTGAGATACTCGATCTCCGTTAATAGCCGGACCATCAGGATGGCCAAGCTCACCTAATGCTCGCTTAGGGTCAATGAATTCTTTTTGATACCGAGCCATCTCTTTATCGAGTGTTTCGGCGGGGTAAATACGTCCATTGCGATTCTTAACATCTCCTTGCATAAAGATGCCTTCGATAAAGTAGCTCTTCTTACCAGACTCTTCGTTGGCTTCTGTGATTACTTCGCAACTTTCGTTAATTTCAGTAATTAGTTTCATTGTTATACCTTTAGCAATTTGAAATTATTTATTAAATTATATCGCTTCTTTGGCGAAGTCAAGAATCTCTTGAAAACCCTTCTTATCTTTCATAAGAGTGGCTTCCATCTCTTTACGATTTTTAGGATTTAATCCTTTCATAAGAGCATTGATTACTTTAATATCTGCCATTTGGATTTTAACACTGTCACCATTCTTAAGCTTAAGATTACCAGGCTTAAAGGTAGCTTCTTCTAAGCTTTCTTTTACTTGGTAACCAGCTGATTTAGCTAAACCAGGGTGAACGTCTGCAGCGTCTTCTTGATCTCCATAATGATCTACCGCAAATTTCCAAACATCTCTTGGTTCACCACTCACGTATGCTTGACCATCACCGTGTATTGAGATTTTAACTTTGAATCTTTTTTCGTGTGATGCTTTTTGACTGTCGTTACCGATATAATCTACATCGATTTTTGCTTCGTTCAAGTCAAATTCTACCGACTCTTTCTTGTCACGAGGATCGGGAGTCTGATCTTGATATTTCAAAGTTGAACGACGCTTTACATCTTTGTAATCGGCATCTTTACCTTGTGCTTTTAGCTGGTCTCTTTTCTTCTTTGCTTCATCACTGGTTGGGTACTTAGCAACAGGATTCTTAGTATCACCATCGACATATACGATGTAATCTCTTTCCATACTACCTGCACCTGACATNGCGCTAAAAGACTTACCTACTCGACCAGCCCTCGCTTCTTTTACTTCAGTTTCTTCGTAAACACCAGCAGCAAGATCATCTTCATCCTTATCAGCTGCATACTTACCAGCTGAATAAGCATATAGACTCTTCATCATAGAAAAAGTATTAGCTAATTTGTTTTGATACCACTCTTCAGGATCATCACCATCAGCAAGATCTTCCATAATCTCATCTGCAGCATAAGCAATGAAGTGGAGTTGACGCATCATCATTGGAATTTCTTGTTGAGGATCTTCAGAAACGTATTCAGGAGATTCGCTGATGGGATCTTCATCGAAATCTTCTTCTACATATTCGCCAGTAACAACTACCTTTTCAATTAAACCTTTAAACGTGAGCTTAGACTTAGGCGCAGTAGATTCTTTAGCAAACGTAGGATCTATTTTATAACCGTCTTTTTGCAGTTGTGCAATTTTCTTTTTATCTGTCTTAGGTACTGTCGCACTTTGAAACCCACCCTTAGTTCTTGTCAANTTGACATGGGTCTTTGGGCCAGTAAGATCNTTAGACTTGTCAGCCATCTTATCNTGTCCCCAGAATTGTCCTTCTTCAACTTCTTCAACTTCTTCGTCAATGTCACGAGGCATTTTGAAAGGAGCGTCTTTAACAGCATACTGAGGATCATAAGT